AAGGAGGATTATAAATGTCAGACGTTGATATAGGAAAGTTTTGGGACATATTAGAGAAATATGAAGATAGGCTCATGCGTCTTTCTGGTATGACCGGGAGGGGAGGGGCTAGAAAGGGTAATTTATTGGGTTGTGGGACATATGGCTGTGCTTATGGGTATAATGATAAGGTTCTTAAACTCACCGGGGATGAGTCAGAGGCAATTGCTGCTGCAAGACTACTCCGTTTAGGTGGGCACTTTAATGTGTATAAGATCTATGGGGTCTACAAGCTGAAAAGTGCGGGTGTTTTTGCTATTGTTCAGGAGAGATTATTCAAGCCGTCTGCTGGGGGAGAGATTGACGAAATCGCAGACCTTATAAACGAAACACTTATAGATGATCACATGGACGTTGTGTATAAGGAGTTGTTCTACAACTACAAGGGTATTGACCACTTCAAGGATGTAATTGGTGGTATTATTTTGGAGAGGGGTCTTGAGCGTATGGAACATGAAATACTGCAATTGCTGGTGGGGCTTGAGATAGTCTCAGAAAGTGTTGTATACCAAACAGACAAGAGTGGAAGAGCATTATACCTCAAAGATGATGATGAGTTTAACAAGATATTGATGTACAATTTGAACACATTTGATGGAAATGAATACTATGACATATTCGATCAAATAGCATCTGCTGTTGCATGGCTCTACAAGAATGGGATAAGATTCTACGATATTCATAGCGGCAATGTAATGCAGAAGGATAATGATACTCCAGTCCTTATTGACTTAGGTGTATCAAGAGTAGAGGGTGATTATGACATCAAACTCATTGAGAGATATATAAGAGAGGTGTTTGGCAATGGGTCTTAATTTTAGAGGGATTAGTAATCTTGTCAGAAAACTTGGTCCAAAGCTTGTAGAGTGGGCAAGTTTGAAAGGTGAGCCAGAGTTTATTGGTTCTGGAACTAAGGGATCAGCCTATAGGTTTGGAGATAAAGTCCTAAAAATTACAAATGACAAGAAAGAGGCAGAGTCTGCATCATACCTAAAGTCGGTAGGAAATACACATCCAAATATTTATCACATTTTCAATGTTGGACAGTACAAATTAGGAGATGAGTTTGACCTTGACAGCGGCGTAATAGTTTACTTCATTGTTTATGAATATTTAGATGATCCCTCCGGTACTGTTTCTGAAATGGTCGGGTTGTATGGTGCTGCCCTTGGACATATTGATGAGGTTATTGACATTTTTTATGATAATTTTGGCGATGATGCTGGCGATGAAGAGTGGGTGATGTTCATCAAAAACAAGATGGGTGAACCAAATCCAGAACAAAACAAGTATTTTTTTCAAGCATTCTCTGCTGCGAAGTTTTTGTGGGATAATAATATATTCAATGAGGATGGTGGAGCGTGGAATGATTGGCATGAAGGTAATATAGGAATGCGTGGTGATGAACTTGTTCTTTTTGACATTGGATATTCCAATTCCCCGAAAGGCGATATTGATGTATTGGAATCTCTGATTAGAGAGATGATAATGGAGATGCAAAATGCCAAATAGAAGAGACTACATACAAAGAGGCGAGGGTCCAAAAGAGGGTGGTGAAGAAAATGTTCGCAAAAGGACAGGAACCCCCACAACTGACTTCCATATTCCCGGTGCAACACTAAAGGATATTGATGAGGCTGTATACAACTATTTTGACAAGACACTGAATCTCAACATCGAAATAAACAAGAAACCAACCAAGGTAAAGACGATATTTGCATCAGGTGAAAGATGGGCATTGGTTCGTAAACGTGTTCCAATAAGGGATGGTGATGGTAAGCTAATTCTCCCGCTGATAACAGTTAGACGCGGCGACATAAACAGAACGACCGAAATGGGTGGCTTGCCGGGAGAACTTAACGAGCTTGTAATGAAGAGGAAAATATCGAAAAAGAACCCCAACTATCAAAACATCATAAATGAGGTGGGACTAAAGCATCAAAAGAATGTGGCAATATATGGCAAGAAAGCAGCAGATGCAGAAGGCTCAAGAAGGGTAAGCACAGCACCGACAAAGAACTTCACAGGCGTTCTGTACAAGGGCAAAGAGGTAAAGCCAGAAGCATTAAGACCAACAAACATATATGAGATCTACTCAATTGATTTCCCAACATTCTTTGTAGTTGATTACGAGATAGTTGTCTGGACTCAGTATATGTCACATGGCAACAAAATCAACGAGCAAATATTCAAAGCCAGAGACTGGAAGAACTCAATAAAGCTGGACACAGACAAGGGGCATTATTACTTTGCACTAATTGATCCATCCCTATCAAACCAATCAAATGCAGAGGATTTTTCAGACAATGAGAGGGTAGTAAAAAGCTCGTTCTCAGTAAAGGTGAGCGGGTACATATTTGGCGATGGAGAGAACGAAACTGTATCAGTTAGAAAAAGTCTATCTGCACCACAGGTCTTATTTGAGATATCAGACTATACTCCATCAGCAGAGCTTTTTGATAGCAGCAAGTATGGAGATCCAGTGGACCAAGTTACAGAGCTAAAAGAATCAGACAGGAAGGCAAATAGAAGAATTCGTGATGATGGTCAAAGTTCAAAGCTCTCATCTAAGAAAAAAACAAGAGCTTCATCAGAGAAGGTGTGGTTCGTAGATGATGTTGAAGATTTAGAAGACTTTTTTTCATCATAAGAACAACTTTTTCTTCCTTTTGGATTTCGTGGCGCATATTTATATACGAGAATGGAGTGTACTCATTTTGACACAATGGAATTTATCAGTATAGGAGATAAAAACAATGGCTGAAAGAACATTTAAGAGTCCCGGCTTTTTTTCAAGAGAAGTTGAAGTCACACAAGCACCGTTGGAACCATTTGGAACACCGGCAACAGTTATCGGAACCGCACAGAAAGGACCGGCATTTGTTCCTGTTCTTTTGGGACAATGGAATGATTTCCTGAAGACATTTGGTGATGTGGATGATGATTTTATTGGTCCATATGCTGTTAGGGAATTTTTGAGAAATGCGAACTCTGCGGTATACATGAGAGTTCTTGGTGGTGGAACTGCGGCTGCGTCAACAACGGATGGAACAGTTGCCAACGCTGGGTTTAGAGTAACTGGCTCCAGTGTTAATGATGGACACGTTCAGTTTTTGTGTGCAGCCCACACAGACACAGCAAGCTCAGGATTCTTAGGGCAAGCCTCTGGAAGCACCTCAGTTGCTGGCACAGCCAACCTTGTAAGGGCTGTCTTGTTTACGAGTAGCAGCAAGGAAAGATTCTATGTTGATGATACTAATGGTGGAGAGACAACCTCAGCACCAGAAGCTGACGGAATTAATGACACTGCGACAACTAACGCTACAGACAAGTTTGTGTTGTTCTTGAGTTCTTCTGACCAATCTTGGACTGAAGGCAATATTGCCGGTAGCCTTAACATTAAGAAGCTGACTGCATCACTGAATCCTTCTGATACAGAGTATGTTGGTAATATTCTGAACACAGACCCAGAACAATTCAGCACAGAAAGACACCTTCTTTACTTGGATTTTCCTGTTGATGTTGAAAGGGCAAATTCAAACACAGCAGTCGTTGAAATTCTATCTGGAACCGCAGCGAGTGGGTTTGATGCAAAATTTGGCGACATGAGAAAAAGGTTCACGACTCCACAGTCTCCATATGTCATTTCTCAGAGATTTGGGACAAAGAAGTACAACCTTTTCTATGCTGAGGCATTGTCTGATGGTAAGTGGGCAAACAACAACATTAAAATCTCTATTTCCAATATTAGAAGGACCACTTCTGATATTACGGAATATGGGACATTCAACTTGGTTGTTAGAAAATTTAATGATACTGATGATGATCCAATTATCTTGGAGCAGCACACCAATTTGACATTGGACCCATCTTCTGATAACTATGTTGTTAGAAGGATTGGAGATAAGAAGGTGTTCTTCGACTTTGACCAGTCTGACGACGATGAAAGAAGGTTGGTTGTTACTGGCGACTTTGCCAATAAGTCAACCCTAATTAGGGTCATCCCATCAGATGAGCTTAAAAATGATGAGGTGCCAACAGAGGCTCTGCCTTGGGGCTTTAGGGGGTATAAATTCCTCCACACAAAGGATAGAATGTGGGGAGTCGGAGCCACGTTGAATAACTCCGTTGTTCCACCGATTCCATTTAGAGTCAATATTGCCAGAAAAAATAGCTCCAACAAGTCTATAAATACTAAGCTTCATTGGGGTGTTCATTTTGAAAGAGCTTCCGGCTCAGCCGAAAGCGTGTGGTCAGGTAGGACTGATGGAT